CCGGCAGGCGACGGCTTGCCGGGGCTGCGGGTGTGACGCCACACATCCGCAGCACTTTTCTGGCGATGATTTGGAGCGAACACAGTGGCACTCAAGGCAATGACATTGACAGCGGGACCGAATGCCACAAACGGCCAATTCGGCTTTCGTGTGACGGCCGGAACTGAGGAAAATCCAAAGTCAGGCAAACTGACCTTTACTGACAAGCCGCAGCGCATCGAGTTGCTTTCCTCGCTCGCCCGCAAGGTGAATCTGGAAAAGCAACTCTCCGAACTCGTCCGTGCAAAATATCTCACGCTGGTGAGCAAAGAAGAGGCTGACGCAAAGGGCCAGAAATGAGCCTGCGAGATCAGATGGCTGTTGATGCCTGCGCAATCCTCAACACAGACGAGCTGGGCGAGCGTGCCACGTGGACGAAGTCCGCTGGCGGCAGCCTGCCGCGCACTGTGCGAGTGATTGAGCAGCCCGACAGGCAGACGATTCGCAGGGCGCACGTATGGACCGCAGCAGAGGGCACAACAGTTTCAGCCGGGGACCTGTTCACCATCAAGCGCGGGGCTGTCTCGACAGTTTGGCGAGTGCTGTACAGCGACCCGGCAGAGACGGCAATGCAGCGGCACTACTGTCACCAGCAACTCACCGAATTCATCACGCTTCGAAGGCGGCGACATTACACGACGCAGGCGAAGGCGAAGCAGTCGGCAGTTACCACGGAGGCCGGAAGCATTCGGGCAAAGTGGTTCACATCGTCGGCTGATATCCAGATGACCGAGGATGGCAAGCGGCGTGGCATGGAGACGGAGTTTTACTGCATCATCGAAAGCCTGCTCGACATCTCCGCGGTTGACACCGTAGTGGATGCTGCAGGGAAGGCATTCAGGATTGAGAGGCTGGAAAATCAGTTTAGTCGAATCGATCTGCCGTATCTGATTTGCAGGCGATCAGACACGTGAGCGTTAAAGTTAAAAAGAAGATCGACCGCAGGCCGGAGCTGATGCGGAGCCTGGAGACCGCAACAGGAAAGGCCCTGCAACACGCCGCGACACTCTGTAAGGGAGTGGCAAGGCAACTGGTGAGCAAGCGTTATCAGATGACCAAAGAGGAACGCGACCGCAAGAACGCACGCCAGCGAAAGCGACGGGCAGAGGAGCGAGAGCGACTGTCGGCAATGAAGCCGCAGCAGCAGACACCGTCAGCAGCCACGAAGGCTGCACGGAGCCGAGAGCGACGGGCAGAAATGCAGCGCAGAAGACGACAACGAGCACGAGACGCAATGGAAAACACGCAGGATTGATCCGTGGCAAAGCGACGCCGAAAATCACAATTCGCCAAACTGCGAGCAAAGGCCAACAAGGCCGTGGCTCGCAATGCGAAGGCGGTGCGCAAGCAGGCCCGGAAACGTGTGCGTCGTGTTGATCGATTCTTGCAATCAAACAGCCTCGCACGCACGGCGAAGCGATCAAGCAAACGAGCAACGCGGCAAACGAAACGGACGCTGAAGGCCACGCTAAAGCAGTCCCGCAAGCTGGCGAAAAAGTCCGGCAAACTGCGACGGCGGACACTGAAGGCTGTGAGGCAGGCCCGCAAACGCACCAGTAAGGCGCTGGTGGGCATTCGTCGCGAATATCGACGAAGGCAGCGGGACAAAACGCAGAGGCTCAGGGCAGCCAATAAGGCACTCCGGGCAGAGCAGAAGCAATACGGCAAATTGGCGTTGATGGCGGAGGCGGACCTGTCTGGGGCAACCATACGCCAAGCCAGCGACCGCAGCGGGGCAAGCCTTCCGGGCGAGCCTCCGCGAATGAGGACAGGCAAGGGGCGGCAGAGTATCTCCGCGGAGCTGCGAACGAAGGGAAAGAAGATCGAGGCCCGCACGTTTGTTGATAAGAAGATCGCGCCGTATATGGCAATGTGGGAGTTCAGGCGCGACGGCAAACAGCGACCGTTTCTCAAGCCTGCAGTCGAGGACAATCTGCACATGTTTGGCTCGGCGATTGGTGGCAGCCTGCGACAGTCGCTCAAAAGCACCGGCAGCAAAAAGAAAGCGACGGTGCGATAATGTCAGAGCGTGGCATTGATCGAGTGATTGGCGAATGGTGGGCGGCAACAGAGACGCTCGCGGCGCTTGTTCCGCCGGATCGGCTGGTGGCTGAAATCGACGCACGCGAGGAGGCCGAGGATCGAGACGACGACAACGACGGCTACTTCGACGAAACAGTAATTTTCGATATCACCACAGAGCCGGCGTGGCGGACAAATTCCGCGCAGGGCTGGCGTTCGCAAGTCGTGCTGTCATGCCTTTCGATTGACTACGACGTGAGCAAACAAATCGCAACCGCGATCATGAACGCTTGGGCAAATCAAGGATTCAGCGGCAGCGTCAACAGCATCACGACCTGCAAACCGACCGGCGCAATCACAACGACGCAGGATGAGGCAACCGGAGTCTGGGAAACGGCCGTCAGATTCGATATGTGGCATCAGGGAGACGTGTAAATGGCAGATATCAGCGTGACGGCCGCGAGCGTCCAAAAAACAGCATCAACCCTATGGGCTCTGGGCATTGCCGGGGCGACGATCACAGCAGGCCAGCCGGTGTATGCAGATGCAACCGACAGCGGCAAACTGAAGCTGGCAGACGCTGACGTTCTCGCAACATCAAAGGCCGTTGGAATTGCCCTGCATGGGGCGGCAAGTGGCCAGCCATTGCAATACGCCACTGGGGGCACGCTGACGTTTAACGCAGCCCTGACGGCTGGTGAAGTGTACGTCGTGAGTACAACCGCCGGAGGCATTGCGCCGGCGGCAGACATGGGCAGCGGTGACTTCGTCACCGTGCTCGGAATTGGGACCAGCACAGCCGTGCTGAAAATTGGGGTCATTCAATCCGCAGTTGCGAAAGCATAAGGAGCAGCAGAGATGGCAGCAGGCACACCATTCACTGGGAAGTCAATGACACTCAAGACTGGCAGCCCGGCGGCTGCACTGGATCACGTCGGTAGCTGGGAATTGACCATTGGTGGGGCCACTGGCAAGTATGCCACCAACAGCACTGGCGGCTGGCGTAAAACGACCGTTGGCGTGGGCGAGTGGTCCGGCAAGATGACCATCATGCTTCACGGCGGCGGCGCACAGCCGCTCGCTCGTGGCGATGAGGTGGCAGCACAGTTTCACGCCGATGACGATGATTACATCAGTGGCACAATCGTAATCACCGAAGTCGGACCGATTACACTGGATGCCGATTCGGGCGATCCAGTGGCAATTGACTACAGCTTCGACGGACAGGGCGCCCCGAGCAAGTCGGGCACCGCATTTGACATCATTGCCTGATAGGAGCAACAACCGATGGCGGACGGCATTTTTAATCTCTGCGGCAGACGTGCCGTGGAACTCACCAAAGACGGCAGAACCTACAGGCTTGCCGTGCGAATCCTCGACGATTACGCGGCCAAAGAGGAAGCCATTCTGTCAAAGGTCGGCAGCCCCTACGGCGGGATCGAAGCGATTCAAGATCCTGCCATTCGGCAACAGGCGCTGAAGGTTTCCGCGGGCTTGCCTGGAGCCTTTGGCGGGCATTGTCGGTGAATCATCCTGACGAGTTTCCACCAAACCTTCCGGCCGCAAAGGGAATCCAACTCGGCTGCGATTTCATCGCATGGTACGGCAACGCTGCGGATCTTGTTCGGGCAATCCATCACGTTGAGGAGAAGGACCGCTTGGGAAACTGAAGGCGCCGGGACCACCCGGCGCGCAGTTCCCATCCCGCAGGACAGTTCCGTGGGCTGGACTGTTTCGCGGACTCGCCGAAAAATACCATTGGACACCGCAACAAAAAACAGGACGTCAAATAGATGGCAATCACTGTTCAGGAAGCGCAGGTGCTGTTCTCTGCTGACGGAATGCAGCAGGTGAACACAGAGGCCAAAAAAGCTGCAGGGGCGATGGACGGCATCGTGTCTGCGGCAAAGCGGGCTGGTTCCGCTCTTGGCGGCGTGCGATCGGCATTCAGTGGAGTAGGTGGCATCCTTGCGACTGTTGGGGCGGCTGCAGGCGTCACAAAAATGCTTAACCTGACGATGGAGGCGGAGAAGACAGCCATATCCTTCGAGGTTCTGACAGGCAGTGCAGACAAAGCGAAGGTGGCTTTGGATAACATTCGCGAACTCGACAAGAAAACCGTCTTCGGCACACAGGAGCTGGCCCAAGCGCAAAAACTTATGATGAATTTTGGGCTTGGCACTGAGGAGGCGTTTGGCATCCTCACGAATTTGACCGAGGTGGCTCAGGGCGACACGGAGCAGCTCATGCTGCTGGCTCGTGGCATGGCTCAGGTAAAATCTGCCGGGCGGTTGATGGGACAAGAAGCAAACCAGCTCATCAACAGCGGATTCAGCCCGCTGTTTGAAATCAGCAAGATGACTGGCCGCAGTATGGCGGATCTGAAAAAGGACATGGAAGCCGGGCTGATTTCCTATGACATGGTGCGAACCGCACTAGAGGCGCTGACGACCGGAACTGGCCGACTTGCCGGAATGAACGATCGACTGGCGCAGGGGACGGCCGGGCAGTTCGCAAAATTCCAGACGCTGATTCAGCAGACCGCAATTGCTTTTGGCGACGCGCTACTGCCGGAAATCAACACCTTTCTGCAGTATCTGACAGGCACCGTTGAGGGTATCGACGGGGTGACACAAAAGACGGAAGGATGGATCACGGCATCGAAACGATTCTACAATGAAATCAAGATGAACATTGAAGATCTTGCGGTGGCCGTGACTGTATTTGGCATGAGCATCCCTGAGCAATTCCGCCTATTTTTCACTGACGTTCGCAACTGGCTCAGTGATCTCGTGGATTACACCATTGCAGCCGGAAAGACGATTGCAAATAATCTTCGGCCGTCTGTTCTACTGGGCAATGAGGCGGCGCAGGCTATGCCGACGCTTGAGTTCTCAGCCCAGCTTTCGGGTGGCGTTGCAGATCAGGTGATGGCCGAGTTGGATGCGGTGCGAAAGCAACGGATTGAAGACAATAAAGCAGCGGCAGCCGCGGCTCGTGCGGCTGCAGGCAAAGCGGACGGCGAAAGAGGCCCAGCGCCGCCAACACAGGGTGTCGATATGGCCGCCTTTCAGCAGCTTGGAGACGCTGCGGCAGAACAACAGCGAACCGAACGCGCTGGAGCCCTGCAGACATTCCAGCGATTGCAGGATCGGCTGCAGCAGCAGGATAAGCTGGCACAAATCGCACAAAATCAACTGCAGGCCCAGCAGCAGGCTGTCACTGAATTGTCCTCGATCAACAGCAACCTCGACAATCTTGCCGCATTGGGGACGCTCGCATGACTTACCCAGCGTTCGAAGAGCACGAAGACAGCCCAGAAGAGTCCGGCAGTCGTGCGGGCGATTTCGATTTCACGCGCATCTTCGTCACTGACTGGGAAGACCGCTGGCAATTCATCGCAGCTCATTATACATCGGGACCGTTCGGCTTGCCGGCATCATACAGCAGTTACTGGCCCGGCGTGCTGGCTGACAAATTTCGCATTTCGCGACTGGTGAACAAGCCCAAAACTGCCACGATCACCGATCCGAACACGACACAACTGGACCACGACACCAAGGCGAAAATCACGATCACGTACAGCCCGCTGCAGACGGATCAGCAGCAGCAGCAAGATCCCGGCGAGCCAAGCCCTCTGCCGTCGGGTACGTGGGCGACCTACAACCAAAGCAGTAACGTGGAATTTCGCACCGAGTTAGGCCGCGGAATGATTTGGCAAACCGACTCAAAGCAGCTTCCGCCCGACATCCCCAGTGTTGTTCCAGAATCTGCCACGCAGCACACAGTAACTTGGCATCAGGTTAAGATTGTGCCGTGGGTGACGCTCGGAAACATGAAAGGTTGTGTCAATCAAACCGCCTTTCGTCTTCCCGGAAGCCCGCAGGTGTTTCAGCCAGAAACGCTGCTATTCGATGGGCTCGACGATGAAATCTCGCTTTCGTTTGACGGCCAGTTTTCAACGCGAAAGCTGACGTTGAAATTCATCGAAAAAGCGCAGAAGGCATTCAGCGACACGGCGAAAGGCGCTTCGGCTGCGGCAGGATCAACAATCTATGGCTGGAATCACCAGTGGCGTCCGGAAACTGGGCAATACGACAAGGTGAAATCGTATCTCAGCCTGAAGCCAATGTTCCAGTTGTTTGAATTCAACAGCCTGTGGAGCGCCACAACATGACGCAGGGCGACCGCAGGCCAGAGCGATTCGAGCGTGGGCAGCGATTGTCAGCAGCAGCACTGAACATGCTGGTGGATGCCGTGTTGTCTATCCTCAATCGACGTATCGGCGGCGGTGTTCACAAGCCCCCGAATATGCTTGCCGTGCTCGATGAGGATTTGGTGGCGGCTGTGTCATGGAAAGACAATCCAAGCGTGGCTGACGCACGAGTGGCCGAGCGGCGCGCTAATGGCAATTACGAGGTGACGTCGCGGACCGTCGTTGTCGTCAACCGCTTCGAGAATATCAGCCTTGACGCCGGAACCCTCGTCGGCATCGAATGGATTGATGGCGAATGGCAGCCCTATAAGGCAGACTGTGCGCCGGGAAGCGAGTCGATACCGGGCGAAGGCAGCCCTGGCGGCGGCAGCATCACACCCGGCGAAGGCTCAATCTGAGGTGGCATCATGTTTCTTTGGTGCGGCTGTCATTGCGGCCCAGACTCAGCGAGTGAGCCGCCGAGTGTAATCGGCAGTAGCATAATCGGCAGCATTCGCAGTTACAGCAGCGGCGACCCGGCGAGGCCAGATCCACCAGACCCGCCGATGCCGGTGCTGGGCTGTCAGTCATGCCAATTCGGAGCGGCTCCTGCAGCCTATGACATGACGTGGAATTACACTGGAGCCGTGGGAAATCAGCACAGGCCCTGCTGTAATGTCTACACATCGCAGCCAACGTATCGGCTTTATTTTCGTGCGTCTGCGCCGGGCTCTACACAGTGCGTCTGGGCATCCAGCGAAAGTATTCCATATGCTGCAAAGCAGGGGCTGGGCGGCTGCTTCTTCCCGTCGTCTACTGGCGGTCGAGTGGTGCTGGCAGTGCCGCAAACCGACCTGTACGGCGTGCTGCGGATGCGAATACGCATATCATATGCCTGGGATTACAATCCCAACTTTCCGCTGGGTGACGTCAATCAAACAGCGAAGCCGTCTGATGTGTTCTATTCGCGGATCAATGACAACGGCACATTCTGGAAGCCGCTTGATGGTGCAGTGCCGTGCTTAACAACATTGACATTTAAACGGGAGAATCCGCAGAAAATCTGGAATGGCACACAGATCGGATTTTTCGGCGCAGTGAATGGAGCGCCATGCCAACAGGCTCTGTTCTCTGGGTTCGACATGGGCTTGCCGGATTTACTGACAATCACGCCGGTGAGGACATGACCGCAAAGCGCTGCATATATCGTGGTGAGATTGTCGGCAGTGAGTGCCGGTGCAACAACTACCGCGACATGATGCACCCGCCGATGCTGCCCCTGACGTTTTGCGATGGCTGTTTATTTCGCCGTGAGCCCGACTTCTTCGCGCAAACTGAGTTGCTGCAACTCGCCCGCCAACATCGCGGCGAATACACACCACAGCCCCGAGCCTGCGGTGGCTGCGGCACGTTTACCGTGCGGTCTGAGGCTATGCAGTTCGTGTGGCCTTATTGGCATGGCGGAGCCTGCGGCGACGAACTGAGATTCTCCATCCGCAGTGTCGAAACCAACTACCGCGGACAGTCGAAAATCACAATCGTCGGCGACCGCCCAGAGTGGTTCCGTGGCCACGTAATTCCCTGCCCGCGGATCAGCGCGGACAACGCCAACCGCCCCTATCGTGACATGCTGAACAAAATGTGGGTGATGGCCACGCATCCTGAGATCGACACCGATTTCGTGTGGATGATGGATGATGTGTACCTGCTGAAGCCCGTGACATGGGACGACCTCGACGTGCCACGTGCATGGCGCTGGCATCCATCAAAAGGCAACAGTTGGCAACGCCGCAAAGCAACCCACCTGCCGCACACGGTGGAGCGTGCTAAGCTCCGGGATCTGTTCGATATCTACAAACTGCGCGAAAATACGATGCTGTGGGAGGTGCTATATGGCAACGAATATCGCAGCAGACCTTGGGGCACACGGCCGTTTTTCGCGCGGCTCACATCAGCCCGCAGCGTGCAAGAGGTTGAGCGAGCGGCAGGTGGCGCGAGCATAATCAACCACTACGCGGAATGCTGGACACCGGCGATGAGGCAGTTCCTCGCGGATCGACTGCCGACGCCTGCGAGTGGAGAGACGGCCGACAGCGGCTATCAGCCGCAGTTCAGGAAGAA